GCATACTTGCACCCTCAAGGTATTCCCGATAAATGCGCTTTACGATTTCGGCTTCTTCGGGTACAACCACAAGGCGCTTATTCTCATCCTTGGTATAACCGAGAAACCGTGCGCAGTTGACTTGTATTTCACCTTGTTGGTAACGATACTGCAAACCCAGTTTCACATTCTGACTTAAGGACTGGCTTTCCTGTTGTGCAAGGGATGCCATAATCGTGAGCATGACCTCGCCCTTGGAATCCATGGTGTTTATGTTTTCTTTCTCGAAATAGACCGGTATGTTCTTGTCCTTAAGTTGACGGATATATTTCAAACAATCCAGTGTGTTTCGGGCAAAGCGGCTAATGGACTTTGTGATGATCATATCGATATTACCGGCCATACACTCGTCAATCATGCGGTTAAATTCTTCACGCTTCTTAGTATTGGTACCGGAAATACCGTCGTCCGCAAAAATCCCCGCCAGCATCCAGTCGGGATGCCCTTGTATGTAGGCTGTGTAATGCTCAATCTGTGTTTCATAGCTGGTAGCCTGCTCCTCGCTGTCCGTGGAAACACGGCAATAGGCAGCCACACGAAGTTTAGGTTTTTCTTCGTCCTTACTCTTGTGAGCATGCTTCCTTGCCGGAATCACAGTGACATTTTTACTGACTGCCATTCTTGTTCACCTCCGTTTCGATTAAACTGTAGGCATATTCCGCCTGCCCGAATGGGTCCTCGAATTCTTCTGTTCCTTCTTTCACGCGAAAGGCAGAAGGATAGATGACTTCTTTTTCTTGTTCAGGTTTTCTGATACGACCGAGTTTCTCAGCTCGCTTGATACGCTCCGCTTCAGCAGCTTTAAAAGTGTCCAGGTCAATAATCGCCGGATAATAATCACCGCCGAGATATCGTGTGTTGCGAAGCATCCTGCCGATTCCTGCATGGAAAGCTTTAATGCCCGCTTTCTTTGCAGCTGTAGCCAAAGAATCGCCGGACAAATAAGAATGAAATAAGGTCTTAATCTGCTCTGCAGCCTCTTTATCAATTACGGCTTTTCCGTTTTCAATACGGTAGCCAAATGGTATATGGCTCATTTATCTCACCAACCTTTCTTTTAGCGTAATGCCGCATTTTAGTTCGAATCCGATTTCTTCACGAGAATAAACAAGAACCCTCTCCACAAAACGGGCAAACAATTCACCGTCAAAGCCCGTTAGCATTGATGCTTTGGTAGCATACTGCAGCAGAGCACTGACTTCACTTAGGTTTTGGAAGTCATTATTCAAGAATCGCGTTATGGATTCCTTTTGGCGGCGCAGGCGTTCTGCCTCTTGCAACAATTCATTATTGCTCTTATTGTAAACGGCAGGCTCAAGATAGCCTTTGGTCATCAGCCCAACCAGAACATTTCGCTGTTCTGTGTTTTCTTCAAGCTTCTTGTCAATCGCCCGAATGCTTTCCAGAGTTTCGTCGGAATTCATTCCGCGCAGACTGATGAGCAAAGGCTTCAGGACAATCTCATGTCCGAATATGAGCTTGTTCATCATGGTGACAAACGCATATTCTAAATCGGACTCCGGCACAAATTTCATAGAGCATTTCTTGATGTCCGCTATATGAGTGGAGCAGCACCACGCAATTCTATGTTTGCCGCTCGCATGGGTTCTTCTTTTAAAGGTTCCGCCGCACTGACCGCAGATGATTTTGCCTGAAAATGGATAACGGTTTTGATATTTCTTACTTTGCTTCTCCAGCCGTTTTTCTTTACCGCGCTGTTCGATAATATCCTGTGCGGCTTCAAACTCCTCATGGCTTATAATCGGCTCATGATGATCCCGAATTAGGTATTGATCTTTTTCTCCATGGTTGTTATGGCGGTTGAAGCGCTCGTCAGTATAAGTCTTTTGGAAAACAACATCGCCTGTATATTTTTCATTGCTTACAATCCCTCGTATCGTTGTTGACGTCCAGCGACTGCCTTTTTTGGTCGGTACATTTCTGTCGTTCAGTTCTTTTGCGATCTTGTATGTTCCTTTGCCAGAAAGGACTTCGTCAAAAATGTGTCGGACAATTTTAGCTTGAGATTTATTGACAACCATTTCTCCGTCCACATTGTCATAGCCGTAAGGCGGATAGGAAATTTTATAGGTGCCATTCTGAAACCTGCGCTTTATCGCCCATTTGTTATTTTCAGCAATGGAGAACGACTCATTTTCAGCCAGTCCAGACAGGATTGACAGCATGAGTTCGCTTTCCATTGACCCCGTGTTGATATTTTCCTTCTCAAAATAGATGAAAACATTAAGATTAAGCAGCTTTCTGACCAGTTCAAGACAGTCTGTCGTGTTCCGGGCAAACCTGCTGATAGATTTCGTTACAATGAGGTCTATTTTTCTATTTTCACAGTCAGCAACCATACGAAGTAGTTCAGGCCGTTTTTCCTTTTTGGTGCCGGTGATGCCCTCGTCATAATAAAGTCCGGCGAACTCCCATTCAGGATTTGCATTGATGTAAGATTCATAGTGCTTTATTTGAGTGTCCAGACTTTCGAGCTGTTCATCGCTGTCTGTAGATACACGGCAGTAAGCCGCAACTCGCAGCCTGGGACACTCTGTAAAAGCTGCTGTATTTTCAGCGATTTTCGTTACCTTTTTCAAAATCTCACCTCCTTGTCAGCATGACATGTTACCTCTGAAACCGAGTTATATCAACGATTTCAGGGCATAATCTCAGCCAATAGTGGCGAGAAAGTTTTACGGTTCAATTCGGTTATCTTGTTGAATTCCGACAAGGAAATTAAACCTTTCTCAAGCATAGAAGTGAGTATTTGCTGTGCTCTCACATAATCAACTTCGCGTTGCATTTGTTCCTGTGAAGTAGAAGAGTTCATACCACCTTCAGATCTCAGCCCTTCGCCAAGAGGGCAACGTACCAGCTCATGCTTTTGCTCATTCATTATTAAGAACCACCTCTCCTCGCAATACGGAGAAAAGTGTGGCGCTTTATACACCTATTAAAATAAAAAAAGCCCGCAGAGTTTTTACGCTCCGCGGGCTTGACAATGGTTATCACGAATATTTGAGGAAAGCATCCTTAAATCCTGCTGCCTTAACTCTTTTGAGCATGTCATCGGCGTTTTCTTTGACGGAGTATGCACCGACTTGCACATGATAAAGCTTTTTTGGCTCGGTCGAAGTAGGCGTTTCTACTGCCGTGAGGAGCCTTTTAACCTCTGCTCGGAAGGTATCCATTGACTTGTACTGCCCCCCATTTTGTCAACACGGTTAGGCAACATTTTGTAGAATACTCTGCTGGTAATATTCAGCCGGGGCTAAATATCCTAGAGCTGAATGAATACGGTGGTTGTTATAGAAATCTATGTAAGCCTCTATTGAGGTAATCGCTTCACTGTACGTTTCGTACAGGTTGTAGTAGAGTTCTTCTTCCTTGAGAGTACGGAAAAACCGTTCAATATGAGCATTATGTTCTGGTGTGGCATAGGCCGAATACAAAAGAGTTACGTCACAGGTGGATAATTCCTTAATAAATTTACGGCTGGTTGGCTGGCAGCCATTATCTACTTGCAGTATTAGTCCTTGATCCCTGGTTCCTTCAGGAAAACGATTTTTGACCGCTTTGTCAAAGGCAGCTAACCACTCATCGGTTCGGGATCGGGAGCTGATTTCATAGCCAACGATAGAACGATCATACCGGTCAATTATTGCCATAATATAGAGCCAGCCGTATCCAGTAAGATAGGTCTTGGTCATGTCCATTTCCCAAATTTGATTGGGTTTAGTGGGCTGACCAGGTCGCTCTTTCATCTGAACTATACGCCGGTTTTTTAACCGCTGCTGGCTCAGACCTAATTTATTCATAACCCGGTTGACCCGCTTCTGACTGACATTTATGTTAAATTCGCGTCTGAGTATTACGCGAATACGGCGATAGCCATAAAGAGGATAGCGATTACAGGCCATTTTAATTGTTGCGGACAGTTCTTTATCAGATACATAGCTCTGCTTAGGTTTAGGAGTTTGATTACTCTTACGATGACGAGGATAAAACCGTGAGCGAGGTACTCCCAGTATTGCAGCAGCATCTTTGATACTGATTCCGTCTTTTCTTAGTTGAGTGGCCAATACAGCATAGTGATCCGGATTTACTTGCGTAACTTGCGGCTGAAGAAATCTTCCGTTTTTTTTAGTACTTCTACCTCCAGGGTTTTACGACCCAGGACTTGTTCGAGTTCCTTTATTCTTAGTTCCAATGCTTTAACCTGGTCAGTTTTGCCATTGTTTTGGAGTCCCTGAACTCCACCGGCAATGAACTGGTCTCTCAGTTTGTAGTAAGTAGCGGTGGATACACCATATTTGCGGCATAGATCTGAAACGGGTATTTCACCTTTTAGACCACTTAAAACCAGGGCTAGGACATCATCATCGCTAAGCTTTTTCTTCGGCATAGTAGCTCTCCTCCCTTATCTGGATTCTACCATAACCGTGTTGTCACTCTGTGGGTATCAGTATAGACTTTCCGTGTTTAGAGAACCAGTGTCCGGGGTCGGCATGGTTGCTGGCGATACCACGCTTATGCCCCTCATAATGCCCGATGATAACACCGTCCGTCATCGGGTCAAGTTTGTATTCCTTGCAGAGATAGGCACATAGCTCGGTAGCTTCCTTGTATACAGCACTTAAGTAAGTAAGATCAGTCAGCCTATCCTCGCAAATTTCAAAGCCGATGTGGGTATCATTGACCGAGCCTTTTGAACCGGAACCGCCATGCCAACCTCGATGGTTCCACGGCAGAGTCTGGTATGTGGCGACTGTTCCATCTGCCAGCTTGCCGATGAAGGCATGAACACAGACCTGCCGGCCACCGGGCTTATCCTGATTCCAGTGGTTGTTGTACTGATTCTTACCGAGCAAGCCGTCGTCGGGGCCGACATAGCGCTTGAGCCATGGGTTATTTGCCCCTGTTGAATGCACCATGATACCTTTCGGTGTGATAGTTATGCCCGCTTTGTAGCAGGCATTGTTGGTCAGAATGAGTTTATGCAGGTT